GTTTTTTTTTTTTTTTTATTAATATAATAAAAAAGGAATAAAAATGGCAGAAATATTAGAGTTTGATAAGATGTTCTATACGAACTTCGAACCGAAGATGAAAAATAGATATGTGATGGAGATTGAAAATATCCCTTCATATCTTGTAAAGGCAGCAAATAGACCTACAATTCAATTTGAAACAATTACATTGGACCATATCAACGTAAAAAGAAAGTTGAAAGGTAAGGGTGAGTGGCAAGATATCACTATCACTCTTTATGACCCAATTGTTCCTTCGGCAGCACAAGCGGTAATGGATTGGGTTCGTTTAGGACACGAATCAATTACTGGTAGAGATGGATACGCTGACTTCTATAAGAAAGATATTACTTTCTATATGTTAGGACCTGTTGGTGATAAGATTGAACAATGGACTTTAAAAGGTGCATTTATTTCGCAAGCAAATTTTGGTGACTTATCATTTGATTCTAATGACCCAGCAACAATTGAATTAACATTAGCTTACGATTACGCAATCTTAGAATTCTAATCAAAAGTATATAAAATTAAGAGGATTTCAAAAGAATCCTCTTTTTTGTGCTTTCTATTTTTTTAAAAAGTATGTATTTATATATACAAAACAATTAAAGTTATGGCAGAAACGCAATATGATTTTCCAACGGAGGTATTAGACCTTCCATCAAAAGGATTGGTATATCCTAAAGAAAACCCACTATCATCTGGCAGAGTTACTATAAAGTATATGACTGCAAAAGAAGAAGATATCCTTTCTAATCAAAACCTTATTAAAAAAGGTATTGTATTGGATAAATTATTTGAATCTATTATTTTAGATAAAATTGATATTAAAGATATTACTATTGGTGATAAAAACGCTATTATATTAGCAACTAGATTATTGGGATATGGTCCTGATTACAATTTTAAATTTTATTCATCCAAAACAGGAGATGTTATTGAAACACAAGTAGATTTATCAAAAATACAAACAAAAGAAATTGATTTTTCATTATTTAAAAACAAAAATGAATTTGAATTCACAACACCACAAGGTAAAAATAAATTAACATTTAAATTACTAACACATGGTGACGAATTATTAATCGATAAAGATATTCAGGCTTTAGAAAAAATGAGTAAAGATGGTTCATTTGAAATTACCACTCGTTTAAGATATATGATTAAATCAATTGATGGTGTTTCTGATATGGGAACTATTAATAAATATGTAAATACAATGAGAGCTATGGATAGTAGAGCATTTAGAGATTACGTTAAATCAATATCACCTGATGTAAATATGGTATTCACATATACGCATGAAGATGGGGAGGAGGAGGTCTCTCCGATTCCTATGGGAGCCGGGTTTTTTTGGCCTAGCGATAAATCATAGTATATTACTTCATACTCAAATATTTGATATGGTTCAATATGGTAATGGATTTACCGTAATGGATATGTACAAAATGCCAACGCATCTTAGAAATTTTTATTATAATAAACTATTAGATGCTAAGAAAAAAGAGATGGAGCAAATTAATAAAGCAAATTCACAAAGTAGTTCTCCAAAACTACCAAAAGTTAGGGTTAATAGATAATCCTAACTTTTTTGTTTATATCATATTTATAGATTGATAACGTATAAATTCGGAAAAATGAGATATAAAATATCAGAATCAAATTTAAATGGGTTTTTTAAACTATTTGGAAAGAAAAAAGAAGATAGAGCTGACTCTATTAATGACTTAATAGCAAAAGACCCAGTTTTACAAAAAATAGATAAAGCTATTGGAGATTTAAATGATAAAGCAGCAGAAACACTTAAAAAAGATAAGTGGGCTACAGACATATTGAAGAAATATGGTATTGATATAAAGTAATCATAAATGGCAACTAACGCAGAACAAGATTTAAAAACGGCACAAAAACAAGCAATTGCTGAAGCTAATAGGTTAAAAGCTATTACAAATAGAACTGCGGAAGAAAATGCTTCACTGCAAAAACAAGAAAGAAGTTTAAAACTTATTGAAAGAAATATAAAAGCTGAGCAAGCTCGTAATAAAGAATTTACTTCATTTGTAAAATCATATACAATTGACTTATTATCATGTTTAAAATTTTCAACATTTGTAATATAATTATATAATGAATATATTACAAAAACGAATAATAACAACTGATATATATGATTACATTTTGTTTGTACACATTTTTTAGTTTTCAGTTCTTCTAAACAAATAGGACATTCATCAGACATGTTGTCTACAATAACCATAGAGAGCAATATAAAATGGGAATATTCTTTGAGATAAAATACATGCAAAAAATAATGCTTGTTGGAAATCAACTGGATCCACAAACGCTCATTCTACAGATTAATAATGTCCTTGCATATCCATCTCA